GGTCGCGGCCTTGCAATGTTATCGTTCATAAAAGAATTGCAGCAAATGGCGAAGGATTATATGGAGGCGTGCAATCGCTGGAATCATTCACCTTATGAAGTCGTTAAAAACAACGTAGAAGGCGAAGTCAATATGAAGCCGGATGGCCGCACCGATGTTTATGAGCGCGGCTCAATAAATCCTGTTCACCCGCAACTAAATGGAAATATCCCTATTACCGTAGAGGCATTGGAAGCCAAGAGGAAAATTATAAACGAGGGTTTTTATCTCGATGCTTTTTCTCAATTTGCTAATCTTAAAGGCGACAGGCGTGTTCAACTTGAAATTGAGTTGAAATACAAAGAACAGTTGCGGTCATTGATTAGCCCGATTGCCCGTCAGGAAACACAGAATTTCACGCCCCAGTTAAGCAGGGTAATAAATATCCTCATTCGCAAAGGCAGGATACCCGCGCCGCCGACCGAATTGAGAGGTCAGGAATACGGCATTGAATACGCCGGTGAATTGGCTATGGCTATGCGGGATATGCACGCTCGCGGATTCGAGAGGGCGATGATGTTGGTAGAACGTATGGCCCCGACATTCCCAGAAGTCAAAGACGAAATCAATCTCGGTCGGACAATGCCAGATGTCTTTATCAATTATGGTATGAAAGTTAACCATTTAAGCACGCCGGAAGAAAAGGTGGCGATTCGACAAAAACGGGCACAGGATGAACAAGAACAAAAACTTGCTATGGCGGCACAGGTAGCTGGAAAGACATACGCCGACACCTCAAAGGCCGCTGAAAAAGGTAGTCCCGCAGAGGCATTAGTGGGTGCAGGAGTTTGATATGCCTTATGCAAGTAAAGCACAAAGAGGTTGGATGCACGTCCACGAACCGAAAATAGCGGCCCGTTGGGACAAAAGATATGGCGGAAAAATTGCCCCCAAAAAAGGCGCATTGAAACGTCGAGCAAGACGCAGAAGGAGAAGATAAAATGGCAAAAAGGGCTATGACGCAGGCGGAATTTGAAGAAGCGGATAGAAAGAAGAAAAAGATAAAAGGGACTCTTGGAGGCCCAGTTGAAGGCAAAGAAGGACGTCCCGAAATAATCAGTGGCTCGCATCAAGACCCTAATGACCCGAATGTTCTCAGGGGAGACAAAGAAGGCGCATATAAAGGGCCAGAGAAGCCGAAGAAAAAAAGCGTCTTGCGTCGGCTTGCGCGTTATATGTATAGAACAATGGGAAGTTTGCCAGCCGAACAAGGAACTATTACTAACTTGAGAGGTTAATCGTGGCCGACGAAGATAAACAAATTGTGATTGCTTACCAAAACTGTTTTGTGACCGATTCCGGCAAAATGGTTTTGGCTGATTTGAAAAAAGTGTTCAAATTTGACTTATCGGTGATTCCGATAGGCGGCGATGACCACATAGACGTAAACAAATTATTGCGCAACGAAGGCCAAAGGTCTGTGTTAATCCATATATTGACTCAAATGGCAAAGGACTTGAATAAACCCGAACCTGAACCGGAAGTCAAAAAACCAGAAGAACGTAATTACATCGAATAAAGGAGAATCATTATGCCAGAAGAAGCAGAAGCAACCCCAACGCCGACCCCTGTTGATACAGGGTCAACAGCGACGGTATCGACTACTGCGACAGAAACAGCCACACCAGCGGCGACAGAATTTGATATTTCAAATTACATTGCACCGGACGGAAAGTTTAAGGAGGGCCACAAGGAAGCCCTTGTGCCAGAGGAATTGAGGGGTAATAAATTGTATGACCTCTTCCCAGATATTCAGGGAATAATGAAAATGGCAGGTCATCAATCAATAGAACTCGGCAAATACAGGAGCGGGAAAGGAGTTCTGCCCCTTACAGACAAATCCTCGCCGACTGAAAGGGAAAACTGGCGAATAGCTCACGGTGTTCCGAAAGATGGGACGGGCTATCAATATAAACCGCCAGACGATATTTCGAGCGAAGATTTAAGTCCGCAGTTTTTGACGGAAGTATTCGACGGTTTCAACAAGGCGAATTACACGCCAACGCAGGTTAATGTAGCGATGGACTTATTTGCGAATCACCTGCGAACTATCGAAAAAGCGGTTGATGACGAACTTGCCAAAGCAGTTTCCGATGCCGATGACCGCCTAAATACTGAATGGGGCGACAAAAGGGAGATGAGAACAAATCTCGCAAAAGAGTTCATAACCAGAGCAGCTGGTAATTGGGATAAAGGCAAATATGAGGAACTCTTTGGAAAAGAAATTCAAATTCCAAACGCCGATGGGACGACCACCACAGCCAGAGAGGGCGGTATAAATGACCCCGAATTTGCGCCACTCCGACCACTGCTGATGGATTTGTTTGCAAACATTCAGGAAAAATACGGCGTAGAGGATTCAGCTTTGGTTCCAGAAGGCGTTGGCGTTGCGGCAAAGAGTTTACAACAGCAACTCGAAGAAGCCGATAGATTGGTTTACGATAATGTAAAACTGAAAGAATCACTTGACACAAGAGACAGAGCTAAGTATGAAGAACTCTTAAAGCAACGGGATGCTCTCTATAAAAGATTGTATCCTGCTTAACAGCCGTTAATCCGCAAGGAACCGGCAGGCACGCGGCCTCAAAACGCAACGTCTAACAGACGTTAAATGCAGGAGTCCCCAGGAGTCCTGGCTAACTCTCCGTAACGGTCAACAACTTTGACAATTTTTTTAAGGAGATTTAGCTATGGCTTTACCAATATCTATTGATACTGCCTTCAAGCGCACATACTCGAATGTGTTTGAGTATTTGTTTCAGCAGACTGTATCCGAGTTGCGCGACACCGTTAGAAACGAGTTCCAAGCTGGCGAAATGAAGATGTGGGACTTCGTCGGCCCTACAAGTGGTCAGTGGGACTTGCCCAGAGGTCACGATACTCCGAACATCCCAACCCCGTTCAGTCGCAGGAAAAGTGTTCTGCATAGATGGAACTGGGGAGAATACGTTGACACCTGGGATAAAATCAAAGCACTTACAGACCCCACTAACGATATGTTGAAAATGGCCGTTGCCGCCGCTAACAGGGCGGATGATGAGCGCATTTTGGAGGCCGCTTATGCTATTGCATATACCGGGAAAAACGGAGATGTAGCCGTTAATCCATACGATGTGGGCGAGTGTCGTCTTATTGAAAGCACTGGCACGGTAGTTGACGAAGGAAGCAACTTCACGAATGTTACATCCACCGGCCTTACGCTTGAGAAGATTGCTACTATCGGCGACTTGATGGATAACGCGAGCGTTCCCAAAGAGGATAGAACTCTGGTTTGCAATACCTCGCAAAAATGGTTCTTGTTGGGAAATACCAAAGTCGGCAGTTATGACTACAACAATGTCAAGGCGCTCATAGGCGGAGATTTGCCTGGGTTTATGGGCTTCAACTTCAAGTGGTTGCCTTCGGACAGATTCTCCACAAACGCACAATGCACTTCAACTCCGGCATACAACTGTTGTGCATATCAGAAACAGTCGATGCTTTTGGCGAGAGCCAAAGACCTCACCACCACAGTTGATACGGTTCCTACGAAGTTAAACAGCGTTTTGGCACAAGCCGAAAAATTCGTTGGTTCCGTCAGATTGCAGGGTCCAGGCGTGATTCTGTTCCCGCTGCTTAAATCGCCGACGATGGTTTACACGGTGTAGTTAAACAAAAATTGAAAATCCTTTTTTAAGGAGATTTGAATATGGCAACAGAATTAACTCCATCAAGCAGAAGTTTGAGCTTGGATTTGGAAGCCGCTGGAAGACCGGACGATTTGTTTTCAACGTCCACTGACCAAAAGTATTGGTATGGCAAAAGGATATTGACGTTTGATGGCAAGGTTTATAAGTATAACCATTCGCTTGGCACGATATATCCTGGTTACGGCGCATTTAACGGGGCGGGTGCGGATGTATCGACGCTTATCAACTCCGTTACTCCCGCCGCAATAGCCATAGACGATAAGCAAACAACGATTACTATCGCTGACACAGAAGGTTATGCCGCTGGCGGTGTTGTGGCGGAAGATGAACTTGTCGGGGCATATTTAGTTTTAGGTCACGGCGCGGCTACTACCACAGAAAATAGGACTGTTGTGGCAAATACGGCTGCGGCGGCCGGTGGCGGCACAATAACTGTGTGGGTGGATATGCCATTTAAGGTCGCTCACGATGCGGGCGTAGCTTGTGAATTACCGTTGAATCCATATCGTTACTGCATAGCTGCATCCGAAGTCGCTTCGGTAATGAGCGTAGCCAATATGTCAGTAACAACTGGCTATAACTTCTGGGGGCAAACTTGGGGGCCGTGCTGGTGTGTCCCTGGCGGGGCAGATACGTCGATTGGAAATAGCGTAAACGACAGAAGTGCCTATTTCGTCGGGGATGGTTCGGTGAATGGCGGAACATATTTAGCTGCAAGCGAATCAGGCAAGGCATACCAACTTGCTGGTTTTATTATCGACACCACCGAAAGCGGAACAGGTTGTATGCCACTACTGATGCTTCAAATTTCGATTTGACGTATGCGTGCAGAATTAGTGCCAGACAATGTAAGCGACAAAGACCTCAAAGACGAGGTCTTGAGACGGAACATCAAGGCGGGTTATCCAATAACCCGCTTTGGTGAACCGTCATATCGGACGAAGATTATGACGACTGTGCCGTTTGGCAAAACAAAGTTGAATGTGTGGCCGCGCGACAAGCACGGTCGTTTGATTGGAGATTAAACTATGGCAATTACTCTTAACACTGTCAGCAATACTGGACACGGGACGCTGCTTGTTTGTGCTTATTCGGCTGATGCTACCGGAAACGAAGAACTTGTTGCTGCCGTAACCGGCAAAAGTCACTTTATCAAGAAGATACGAGTGGACTGCTGCCCTGGCACTACGGCAAAATGGATTCAGATAAACTCCACTGCGGCGGCTTTGATAGGGCCAGTTGACCTTACCGATTACAATTCTACATTTGAATACGAATTTATCGAGCCGTTAAAAGTTCCGGTTGGAACTGCTATAAACATTGATGAAGAATCCGCAACGCCTATAAGCGTAATTCTGGAATACAAAACAGAACCGTAAGGTGAAATATGTCCTTTACGACAGCAGAACTTAATCTGGTGAATCAGAGTTTAGGCAGAATTGGGGCAACGAACATATCCGCTGCCGAGAACGGTTCGGCTACCTGCAACAATTATGTTCAGGCCAATTTGCATTATAGTCATACGCGAGACGCCTTACTTCGTTCTTCGGAGTGGTCGTTCGCAGTTGGCCAAGCTGAACTTGCCCTGATAAGCACAATTACGCTTGATACCCAACCGTTGCCCGATGCGTGGATTGTCGGCGATACGATTACTGGTCTGACATCGGGTGTAACCGCCGAGATTTTGACCGTCATATCGCCGACTGAATACGAGATAATTTATATCTCCGGCACATTCACGGACGGCGAAAGAATCACAAACGCAACTGTGTATGATGTTTATTGGGAAGGTATCCCGCTAACGTGGGAAGGCGAAACCGTTACTTGGCACGATGAGGACGATGAACAATCCTGCGGGACGGGTTATCCAGTTGTTGCTTCAATAGCTCCAGCGTTTCAATATGATTACCAGTATCAGTTGCCAAATGATTTTTCAAGATTGAAGGCCAATTACGAGGGCGAGAACGAATGGACGATTCAGGGCAAAAGATTGCTCTCTAATTTGGATGAAGTGGATTTGGAATATATCAAAGAGACAACCGACCCTGCCGATTTCGATGCCCTATTTTATGAGGTTCTTGTATTACAGTTGGCCCTGAAATTGCTTGGCCCGCTTGCAGGAACACAAACATCGGCTTTCAGACAGGAGCTTCAACTGGAATTAAGAGATGCTATGGCGCGGGCAAGAACTGTCTGCGCTGCGGAAACAAATACATCAGGCGATTCGACCTGGAATAACGCCCGCTTTAGAAGCGGCGTAATATAATTTTTGAAAGGGTTTTACAATGGGCGTAGATGTAAAAGAAAAAGTAGTATCGTTATTGTCAACAACTACATTAAGTGTTCAGACGGCAACCCAAACCGTGCTTTATACGGTTCCTACTGGCGCG